CCTTGTGCAAGAGAACCTGGTGAACCTAAACCTAAGTGCATGTCTAATGAAAAGAGAGCATCACTGACCAAAAAAGAAAGAGCCTCTGCTGTTCGTGCAAAACGCAAGTATGATCCTGATGCAGAAAGAAAAGGTGATCCTATCAATGTATCTAACTTTGGTAAGGGTAAGATTGATGAGGCCTGTTGGGATGGTTACAAAGCTGAAGGTATGAAGAAAAAAGGTAACAAGATGGTGCCTAATTGTGTGCCTGAGAAACAGTATCTAGAAGAGAAGAATGTACCTACAAATCCAGAACTATGGTCTCGCGCCAAATCTATGGCTAGATCGAAGTTCGATGTTTATCCTTCAGCCTATGCAAATGGTTGGGCCTCTAAGTGGTATAAGTCTAAAGGTGGTGGTTGGAAAAGCCAAGCCGACGAATCTTACATCAATGAAGGTAAGAAAAAGATAAAGTTGAAGAAGAAACTTAATCAAGAAGATAACTCACTCGCTCTCGGTTATGAATTTGGTAACAATGGTATCGGCGATGAGTTTGGTGTTGTTCGCTCACCAAATGGTCTAGGTATGGGCTATTCATTACCAATGGGTGGTGTATCGTCCATGTCTGAATCAGTTCAGAAGTGGATGAATGATGAGAAAACAAAGGTCAGATTTGAAAAGAAGTATGGTGGTCTTGCAGAACTCAGATTGATGGAAGCGGCTAACAACCTCAATAACTCACTATCTAATGACGCTAAGTCGGGTCCTAAGTCCTTCACCAATATCCGCGATAGTTGGGAAGCATTAGGTGGTCGTGATATGGGTACCGTTGCAAAGCAAGGTAAAGATGAACTCGATGAAGTAGCAGATGACTCCAATGACATGGCCGATCAAATTGCTAAGAAGCTCGATCAACTTAGATCAAATGCTAAACCTATCGAAAAACCTGATGATATTCCAGATATCATAGGGAGAATGAAGATCAACAAGGCTATGGATACATTCAAAGCCGGCTTGAAGGATGTGAAGGAAGGCGTGGCCGTATCATCACCTGTTAGTAAAGCTAGTGTGCAAAAACCAAAGGTAAAATATAAGCCTGTTCAACCACCAAAAACTAAAAATGTTGATCCGGATATTGAAGTGCCGCAGACAACGGTAATAAATGCAATTGGAAAAGCAAGAACGCCTGATAGCGTAGAGCCTTCAAATCCTACATCTTCTGGTTCTTCAACATCATCAAGCTTCATCAAAAAAACATTGAATGTTGGTACTGGTGATAAACCTTCATCTGCACCACAGTCTCAAAGAACAGATAAAGATAATTCAACACCTAGAACGGATAAATCATCCGCACCAAATGCAACACCTACACCTAGTACCTCGACAGCTTCCACACCTAGTGCGGCACCTAAGAGTCCAAGCAAACCGTCCAGTAGTGCTGGTGATATGTCTGATCCTGCAACTCTAATCAAGAAGAGAGAGGGTTATATTTCTCAGCCAAAATGGGATGTAAATGCTCATCGTGCCGGTTATGGTTCTGATACGGTAACTAGAGCCGACGGTACAATTGAAAAAGTAAAACCCGGAATGAGTGTGAGTAGAGAAGACGCTGATAGAGACCTACAGAGACGTATACCTGAGTTTCAGAAAAAAGGTGTCATCGATCATGTTGGCCAAGATGCATGGGATAAATTACATCCACATGCTAAATCGGCAGTAACTTCACTAGCCTATAATTATGGATCAATAGGTAAAGATTATCATCAAGGTTTAAGAGATGCCATTAAAAATAATGATAATGAAGGAATGGCTCGTGAGATTGAGAAATATAAGGGTCATAATAATGGTATTAATGCTGGTCGTAGAAAAGAAGAAGCTGATATAATTAGAGGTGCTGGTAGATCCGATAGCGAGGTGAACGAATCATCACCTGCATGGCAACGCTCAGCCGGTAAGAATCCTGAAGGTGGTTTGAACAAAAAAGGTATCGCTTCATACCGTGCTGAACATCCGGGGTCTAAGTTATCACTGGCTGTTACAGAGAAACCATCTGAATTAAAGGCAGGCTCCAAGAAAGCCAAACGCAGACTGTCATTTTGTCGTAGAATGAAGGGCATGAAAGCCAAGCTGACCTCAGCTAAGACCGCTCATGATCCTGATTCACGCATCAACAAATCACTTCGCAAATGGAATTGCGAAGAATAAGTTTCGAATAAATATAGAATAGGGATTACAAAGGAATAAAACCATGTTCAATAATAGAAAAGACCCACTAATTGATTCCGTAAAGAAAGTTATGGCCGAGAACGAAACTCGTCGTCAGGCTGAATTTGACTTGAACGAAGAACTTGGTATTGCATCGAAGAGAGCATTACCACATGAACATCACGCAAACTATGATGCTTTGCTTGAGCAGAAGATTGCTGAAGCATTACATCCCAATCAGCAGAAGCTTGATGTTCATGAACCAGAAAAAGATAAGTTGACCGCACAAGATTTCAAAATGCTTCGTGCTAAGAAGAAACCAATGGAAGAAGCTATTGGTGACAAAGAAGGTACTGCTGGTACTTTGAGAAAGAACGGTAAACCTTTTGTTCCTGATACACTTGCAAATAGCCCATTTATGCAGGCTTCACCTGATAAGGCACCTATGCCTCCCGAAAGACCAAAAGATTTAGATAAAGAAACTCCAACGCCTCCTGCAAGACCAAAAGACTTGAACGAAATCTCTCGTGACCTAGCTCGTAGGGTTATCCGTAAGGCTTCTGATGAAAAGGAGATGGGTTATTCAAATAAAGATAGATCAAAGGCTGTCGTGATGGCTGGTAAGAAAGCTTACAGCATTCCATCTGAACCTAAAGTCCGCGCAACAAATGAAGAAACTCTCAGTGAGAACTTAAAGTCACACTTCAAAAGCTGGACCAGTAGTGAAGATGCTCCTCGTGATGATCAATCAGGTGATGACAATGCCGTTAATCGTAAAGCCATGAGTTATCTTAGAGGAACAAAAGTTCCTAAAGAGAATCATGATGACATGGCTGAAAAATTAACTAACATGTTTCATGGTATGAAAGAAAGCATCAACGAAAATCATGTTCTCTACACTCACCCAAAGGCTGATATCAAGGTCGTTCGCAAGGGTAAAGGTTCTAAAGAAGGTGCGGCTATCGAAGTCCATAAGGGCGGCAAAAAAGTAGCCTCTGGTGACTATGATCATGGTGCCGATGCATTCTTTGTTAATGTCGGTGGTAAAGGTCAGAAATCATTCGACTCAGCTAAAGATATTGCTAACCATTTCCATGGTATGTCAGAACAGTTTCAGCAGATCGATGAAGTCTCGGTTGACAAGTTAAAGGCTTATGTCGCTAAGAGAGCCCCACAAAGATACTCAACACCAAAAGGTGAAAAGGCTCAGGCTAAACATGCAAGAAGTCAAGGCATGGTTGACAAGGCTAATGCTAGAATTGACAAAGACGATGAAAAGAAAACTGGCAAAAAAGTTTTCAGATCAAACTCACCACTCTATGACTATGATGAAGAAACTCATATCTCAGGTGATAACATCTCTGAAATGGCTCCTAAGGGTGCCAAGTATGAGCGCATGGTAAAGCACATCAAAGATAAGTATTCTAAGGATGGTAAACTGAGCGACAAAGAAAAGTCAATCGCCTATGCTACTGCATGGAAAGCTAAGAATATGAAAGAAGGTCTCACTGCTGAACAGGTGATGGCTGAAATCCGTAAGAATCTTGGTGAAGCTAAGATGAAGAAGATTGAAGAATTTGTTGGATCTTTACCCGTTGATGATCCAAACAAACCTACCAAAGAAGTGAGAGATGCTATTCAAACAAGAATAGACAACAGTGATGTAGCTACAAAAACTGTTGTGCCTGGAAAAACACCAGAAGATCCTTATTCAATGGGTGGTTCTCAGACTACTACTAATAAGACAGCTACCTCGTCAGACGGACCAGCACCCGCAATGACTACTCCTAATAAGACAGCTACCTCGTCGGATGGTCCTGCGCCTGCAATGACTACTCCTAATAAGACTAAAGGTTATTCAGGAAACGTCGGTGATGGCGTAGGTTCTGAAAAGGCTAAAGGTTATTCAGGAGACGGTGGTGACGGCGGTGGCGCTATGAACAGGCCGGCTCTAGGCCAGCAGCGTTCGCGGGGCGACCAAGAACGCTCTGACGACAAGATCATCGCTAAGCCCGCACAGGCTCCAAGATCTGCGGGTGAGCAAGAACGCTCAGACGACAAGATGACTGACTCCGGACGTGCCGCACAGGCATCTGCCGCTGCTCAGAAAGCTTCTTCAGACGAACGCTCGGATGAGAAGAAGATCGGTGCAACTGATACCGGCGCAGCTAAGCCAGCTTCTAAATTACCAACTTTTGCGACTGGTGCACCTGGAACACCTAAAATAGCGCCTACACCAACTGTAGACAAGAATGTTCCTACCGGTGGTGCTCCTGCCGCTGGTGCTGCGGCTTTGACAAAACAAACGACTAATAAACCAGCGACACCTTCTGCTAAGTTCCAAGGTACCATCAAGGACTTCCAGGCACAGAACTCAGGCGCATCCGTTGGACAGGCACTTAATGCTATCCAAGGCAAGACTGCTCGTCAGGGCGGAGCGAATGATCCATCTGTGATCCAGGGGAACATAGACAAGCAGCAAGGTTCCAATCCTGGCGCAGGTCCCAAGGCTTATAATCCTGGAACACCTCTTGCTCCAGCTACACCTTCAGCATCTAGACCTGCGGCTCCTAGGCCTGCTACACCAAGTGCCGGTTCATCCTCTCCTACTGGATCATCTACCATGCGCGATGCGGCTATGTCTGACCGTGGGGGTGGCGGTACTTCAAGCACCTCTCAAAATGGTGGTAGTGCCATGCCTAGCGGTGCCGGCGGCAATGCCGCATTGAGAGCCGCTAAACGAGATGGAGATGGAACGACGAGCGATACTTTCAACCGCTTCCAATCCAATAAACCTGGAACGACGAGCGATACTTTTAACCGCTTACAATCCAATAAACCAGGGACCTATACAAGAGCGTCTCAGACTCCATCAAACGAAGTTGGTTCGCCAGCAAATGATACAGTAGGAACATCACAAAATCAGAATCGAACACCAGCTTCAGATATATTAGCTAGAAAAACTAAACTTACTTCAGCCTTGAATACTCAAAGTAATAATACATCAGTAGCAGAGAGTTTCACGGATACCATCATGAAAGTTTTGAAGGGTTGAACATGAAAAAACCATCACTAGAGGACACCGTATTAGGTGTCCTCTCAGAACAAAATATAGAAGAGCTTTATGGCAAAGGTAAACTTCCTGGAATGAAGGCTCATTACGAAAAGAAAGCGGCCGAATCCGAGAAAGCCGCAGAAAAGATTTCTACAACTCCTCGTTTCGCAAAAGATAAGTCTGCGGTGAGACAGGTTCTTTCTAAGTTTGCAACTTCAAAAGATATGGAATCAAAGGCTAAGAGAGCCGAGAAATTGATGAGCAAAGATATCGATGAAGATTTGAACCGTAGCGTAGGTCATGCAACTCCTGGTTTAGGTGCTAGACACTCTCCTAAGAAAAATTCTTTTAAAAATTCTCTCGGCGCTTTAAGTTCTAGACGTTGGGGTGGTAATCAAGGTAGAACACCTAGCACCTACAACGCAGGCACCAAATTAGCTGAGGCTAGAGAAGAAGTTATGAAGAAGATCAGTAAGAAAGATGAAAAGGTCAGAGGTAAAACTGATACTGGACAATCTGCTGATCCTGTAGACTTTAAACCTAATAAACCAGAATTAACCACAAACCACTAAATAGTAAGAATCAAAAGGAGTTACTACCATGCCTCTATGGGGAAACAAAGACTACGCAACAAGCAATAACAAGCCTCTGTATGCAAATACTTCAACAACAACATCAAGCTCAACGATTAACGGTGCGGCTGCTAATACAAACCAATACTATGGTGTTGTAGTAGGTGTCTCAGCCACAGAACAAAACGCACCTGTAACAGCTTCGAATACTCATCCGGGTCATGCTGGTTGGGTTAGCTTGAAGTTCGGCACAGGCGGCCGCGCAGGTCGTGTCCAAGCTGAAACACTCATTGCTATGGGTTCTATGACATTTGACGATCCAAAAGATAACGTATGGTTCTCAACCATCTAATTTGTAGGTATTAAGATATGCTGAACTCAGAACAACTTAATGAAGAAACGAATCCTTTTGCTGGTACTCCAGAAGGATTAGTTGGTATTGAAGATAGTGCAACCAGAGATTATCTAAATGCTCTACTTGCAGGTATTACAGCCGGACACTTCTTGACTCCTTATATCGCTCTAGAGCGTGTGTCGAAGGTACTGGCTAACTATCAAATCTTCCCACCAAGAACATCTTTCCTCGAAGGTGATTCTGGTTCAGCTATCTGGCCTGTAAATCAGTTTGGTGGTAAGTTTGGAATGAACAACGATGGTGAAGTTGGTTATGCACCAACATCCGACTACTCAATCTATTTTGAATATCGGATGTCCGATGCCGGTATGTTTGTGATATACTGTGAAGTCGTAAATCAAGAAGAACTAGATGAAATTCTTGCAGACGTTGAAGATGAAATGAATTATGATGATGAGGATGATATCAATGAAGCCACACTAGCTGGACCTGAAACAGGAACTCATAAGATTCCTGGTGCCAGTAAGAATGTTAAATCTCCAGCAGAATATGGTTATGGCCACGAAGAAGAGGAAGATAAAATGGAACTAGATGAAGCAAAAGAACTTTATCATTCATCATATACAGATGCTATTCAGACAGCCGTAAACACAGCTAAGAAGCGTGGTTATGAAGTTGATTCGGATGACTATCAAAATAAAGTCTCATCTGGCCCTCGTAAGCCTTCAGAAGGTAAGACAGTCTCTCACAGTCTCAAGTTGACCAAAGATGGTAAACCTACTAAGAAAGGTCTATCAATTCAGGTCTATAATCGTGGTGGCGATAAGTCACCTTTCGAACTCAACCACTACATCTCTGAAGAAGCTGAACCCGATGATGGAGATGATATTGTTAGCAGAATAAAAGATACTCGCTCTAAGATGGATGCTACTGATGATCCTTCTGAAAAAGAAAGATATAAGAAGCAGCATGAAAGAATTATATCGACCGTTAATAGAATTCCCGAGACTCCTTCGTCTAAGAAAGATCTTACATCGAGCTATGATGGAGCTTATGGTCTCAGTGAAGTTAATCTCGATGAAGCTATCGGCGATCATGCTGCTTTAGCAAAGTATGCTGATGAGTATGGACGCCTTGACACAGATGATCTTCATAGAGCTGCTGAACATATGAAGGATCATAATATGGGTGCATTAAGAAGGCACCTCCAAAATATGGACACAGACCCTAGAGATAAGGCCCTAGAGTATGTTAAGAAAAAATACTATGCAAAACTAGGTTATACTAATGAAGCAATCGACCTTGCAAATATTATTCAAGATAAAAAAACAGGTCAAATTGCAACTAAGAAAGGTGCACCACCCATAGACCTTTCTAAAATTACACAAGATAAGAAAACTGGTCAAATATCTGCGGTAAACGAAGTCGTTACTAAGCGTAAGATGACCTCTAAAGAACTTGTTGCTCGTGCCGCATATCTCTCACAGCATAAAGAGAAAATGGCTGCTGCTGATACAGGTATCAAATCTTCTAAGTCATTCAAAGATGTTAACACCGAGCGTGGTGATTACGGCAGTGAACCAAGCAAGATGAAGTCGGCTCCTAAGTCGAGTTCAAAATATATGGATATCAAAGAAGAAGATAAGCCTCCTTTTCCAGGTCCTTATGAGAAAAAAGGTGTAGCAAAAGATAAGAACGTGGCCAAGAATATGGCTCGTAGAGCCATGAAAGCCGCAGTCGAAAAGGCTAAGTCCAAGAAAAAGTAATGATTGAAAATCTTTGTGATGATAACTTCTTGATCTATGCAATGAAGTCCTATGATAAGCCTAATTGCATTATGAGTGAGTTTGAGGAAGACCTTAAACGGATCAAGTATGTTAAGAGACTTATTAAGCGTTATAGACTATCAGGTGATTTAAAGGAAAGATTAATCCTAAATCACCTGATAATCCTTGCTAATGTGTTTGGTGTTGAAGCCAGCGTAAGGATGATATTCTATAGATTCGACCGAGAGGACTTTGATATACTAAAGACCTTTCTAATGTTCCTGAACTATATGCCTACCACCGTAGGAGGTATCAGAGGAACCAACATATACTCAGGTGATATCACCATAGATTTATTCGTGGCCAAAAGGTTAAGAGATAATATTTAACGGCGGTACATAGCAGTTATAGCATATAGGCAAGAGGTTGGCAATAGGTTCGATGAAAAAGTTTACAAAAAAGATCAGTGTCGAAGAAGAAGCGCCGGCAAATTCCGTAGGCGGTGGAAACATCGCCGGTCTAGGTGTTGGTGCCAAGGGCGAACCAGGTCTCAACACTAAGCAAAGACTTTCCTATAAAAGAAAAAACCAACTCGACGATAAATCTCGTGAAGGTCAGATGGCCACACTCATTCGCCGTTCTACACCTGTGATGGAAGAAACTCAACCAGTATCTAATGTTCGCAAGGGTAAGTTTGCTGGTCAAGATACCTTCATCGTTCCTTCTGATATGTTCCACAAGGCTCGTAATGAAAAGAGCAAAGGTAAACACTGGAAGACCTATATCGGTGAGTGTGAGTATGGTCAGGCTATACGAGAGTATGCTAACAAGAACAAGAAAAACTCTATTGTATTGGAAGATGAAAATACTGGCACCATGTGTTATGCCAGATATGGTAAAAAATGAGGATTGAAAAATGGAATTGACTAGAGACCAGCTTGCACAGCTTCTACCAAAGAATCAATATCTCGACGATTGGTTTGCCGCTTTATCTAAGTTGCTACCACAATATCAGATCGATACACCTAAGCGTATTGCCGCTTTCGTTGCTCAATGTTCACATGAAAGCGCCGGCTTCACCGCACTACAAGAGAACTTGAACTATAGTGCTGGTACACTTAGAAGAATCTTCCCTAGATATTTTCCAACTGATGAGATGGCACAAGAATATGTATCTCTACCAAACAAGCAAGAAGCCATCGCAAATCTGGTCTATGCAAGTCGCATGGGTAACGGTGATCCTGAATCTGGTGACGGTTATCGCTTTCGCGGCCGTGGTCTCATTCAGTTGACGGGTCGTGACAACTATACCTTCTTTGCTGGTAGCCTTAGTATCTCAGTCGAAGAAGCCTCTACATATCTTGAAACCTTCGAGGGTGCGGCTCAATCTGCATGTTGGTTCTGGGAAACAAATGGTTTGAATCAGTGGGCTGATGAAGGTGATATTCTTACACTAACCAAGCGCATCAACGGTGGCACAATCGGTCTTGAAGATCGTATTAAACATTATGAACACGCAATTAGCATCTTGGGTGATTAATGGCTGAAGAAGTCGCACCTAAAAAAGATGATGATTGGATGCAGAAGAAATGGCGCCCTGCTATGGGCTGGATGTATATGATCATCTGTATGCTCGATATGGCTATCTTTCCTGTCATTTGGTCATTGACTCAAGTCATCACTAAACAACCCATCACACAGTGGCAACCACTCACACTACAAGGTGCAGGTCTCTTTCATCTTGCTATGGGTGCTGTTCTTGGTATTGCCGCATGGGGTAGAACTCAAGAGAAGGTCGCTGGTAGTGCTGTAAACTCGGCATCGATTAATTATACACCTACACCTTCTCCGGTATATCAAAACAAACCTGTTCCACCACCATCACAACCATTACTTTGAGGTTAATATGAAAAAGTTTCTGATTGCATCATGCCTTGCTTTGACAACCACCTTCTTTATGCCTTCAGCTTATGCTGTGGAAAAAGAAAAGGTAAAGGTCTGTGTTGATATAAAGGACAAAAAAGGTAAACCTGTAAAAGATGCTAAGGGTGTTACCAAGCAGAACTGTAAGATGATGAACAAACATCAAAAGCTTGACGGCAAAAAAGTTCCCACAAAGAAAAAGTGAATACAATATGTTTAGTCTTTTTATGGGTCTAGGGCGAATACCAACTATGATCATAGCCGGCATGGCTCTCATTGCCGCTTTCTATGGTTGGTTAATGGTACATGATCACAACCTTAAAAATGAAATTATAGCCGAGTTCAACCAGCAACAAGAGCAAATCTTAGCTGAAAAGCAAAGGGAGTTTTTGTCTCAGATGCAGGAAATGCAAAAACAAAACGATACTTTGCTTTCCAAGATGAAAGAGAAAGACAATGAAGTAGTTGCGAAGATGACTCAGATTGAAGAGCAGATAAATACTAATGATAAGACTAATGAGGCTCCGAAATACTACATGGAGTTGATGAAACAACTGAACAAAAACTTTGGCGAGAAAAAATGAAGTATGTGATTGTTATGTCAGCACTGTTATTGTCTGGTTGTGCTTCTGCTCCTATCAAACTACTACAGCCTGAATATAAGGTCGTTACGCCACCTGATTCACTGTATGACTGCCCGATTGAAAAGAAGTTTCCTAATTCTGAAAAACTAACCAACGAACAAGTTGGTAAACTCATACTTAAACTACAAAAGAACAATTTAACCTGTAAGAACTCTCTGGACAACATTCATAGTTTTATGGATCAAGCGAAAGAGACTGTAGAGAAAAAGTAATGACCGAAGATTTTAACACAAGCACAAAGATTGATATTGAACTCCTTAAAAAGGATGTCAATATCATGACCTCCTTGTGTGAAAAATTTGACAAGACCATCGACAAAATGCAAGAGATTGCCTCTAGTCTATCTCGCATGGTATCATTACACGAGCAACGTATTGAAAGCCAAGAGAAGGCTTCACAAGAGGTTCAAAGCGTTCTGGAAATGCGTAGAATAGAACATAATAACGATACTAAAGAATTACATTCCCGTATCACGACTGTCAACAGAGAACTATCTGATAAGATAGATGAGACCGAAAAGAAAATTTTACATGAACTTCACGCACTTAGGGAAGAACTCAAAGCTGAGAAAAACTCTTTTGGTCTAAGACTCAATCAAGTCGAAGCGTGGAAATACACCATTGTTGGTGCGCTGATGATTGTCACATGGCTTCTGGCCAAAGCTGATACTGGCGCCATATTCAAACTACTTTTTTAATTGACCTCCTTAAAATTTAAGTGTATAATGACCATTCAAATGAAATGGTGTGGAAAAGTATGTCCCTATACATTGACAAGAAGTTTGTTTCGCTCGTATCAACGAAGCTAGAACGATTCTCTCAGAAGTCTGAGTTCCTTTGGAACTTCAGATGCCCTATCTGCGGTGATTCCCATAAAAGCAAATTTAAGACTCGTGGATACATCTATCGCCGCAAGAGCGACCTCTTTTACACATGTCACAACTGTGGCACATCCATCTCTCTCGGAAACTTTATAAAGACGATTGATCATTCACTCTATCGTGAGTATCAACTTGAGCGATACAAGTGTGAGAGTGCTGGTAATACAGCAAGACCAGACTTCTCTCTGGCTATGGAAAAACCCGTTTTCAAACCAAAAACCATCACTGTTGGTGACTATGCTGAAAGCCTTGAATCTCTTCCACATAAGCACGCCGCTAAAGGCTATCTCACTGAACGATTGATTCCTAAAGAATCTCTGAACACTATATACTATACTGACGACTTCGAAGATTTCGTCAAGAGAATCCATCCTGATTATGAAAAAAAGCTTTGGTCAGAACCTCGTATCATACTTCCGTTCTACGATGAGAATAATGTCTTACTAGGCTTTCAAGGTCGAGCGATTCTGAAATCTGAGATAAAATATATAACCATAAAGCTCTCTGACGACAACAAGAAGGTATTCGGTCTCAACACAGTAGACAAAACCAAACTCATCTATGTCGTAGAAGGTCCTTTAGATTCCCTATTCTTAGAAAATTCCATCGCTATGATGGATGCAACTCTATATACCGCTGTATCGGTTGTCGGACCTTATGATTATGTTTTTGTGTATGACAATGAACCGCGAAACAAAGATGTGTGCAGGCACATGCAGAAAACTATTGACCTACATCAAAAAGTCTGTATCTGGCCTAAGCATATCAAAGACAAAGATGTTAATGATATGGTGAGAACTTATGGCCGAACGTTCGTTCAAAGTATTATAGATAGTAATACGTTCAGTGACCATAGAGCGAAGTTAGAGTATGAGATGTGGAAGAAGATATAATAGTTAGCCGCCAAAGAAGATTAAAGAAGAGAGAAAGAACATGAACAATTACCTGCCGACCGAATACCAGCAATTCATTCACAAGTCACGCTATGCTAGATGGTTATACGACAAGAATCGTCGTGAAACATGGGACGAAACTGTCGCCAGATATTTTAACTTCTTCACAGAACACCTACAGGAAAACAACGGATTCACCGTCGATCCTGCCGTTCGTAAAGAATTAGAAGAAGCGGTTCTTACTGCTAAAGTTATGCCATCGATGCGTTGTCTAATGACTGCTGGTGAGGCTCTCAAGAGAGAGAATGTTGCAGGTTATAATTGTTCATATGTTGCTATTGACAATCCACGTTCGTTTGATGAAATTCTATACATTTTGATGAATGGTACTGGTGTGGGTTTCTCTGTAGAAGAGAAGTTCACCTCACAGATGCCTGTTATCTCTGATGACTTCTTCGATACAGATACAACCATTGCTGTTGTTGATAGCAAGCTCGGTTGGGCTAAGGCTCTCAAAGAGTTGCTTCAATTACTATATGGCGGTCAGATTCCTCGCTGGGATCTCTCGAAGGTTCGCCCTGCTGGTGCACCTTTGAAGACCTTTGGCGGTCGTGCATCCGGGCCTGCTCCTTTGAACGATTTGTTTAATTTTTGCGTTTCCACTTTCAAGAAGGCTGCTGGTCGTCGTTTGACCACACTTGAATGCCATGACATTGTATGTAAGATTGCTGAAATCGTTGTCGTTGGTGGTGTTCGTCGTTCTGCATTGATCTCTCTATCTGATCTGTCTGATGACCGTATGCGTGTAGCTAAGTCTGGTGAATGGTGGAAAGATAACGTTCAACGTGCCTTGGCTAACAACTCATTCGTAGCCAAGGATAAGGTTGATGTTGGTATCTTCATGAAAGAGTGGTTGTCACTCTATGAATCTCATTCTGGTGAGCGTGGTATCTTCTCTCGTACCGCATCACAGAAGCAGGCCGCTAAGTTCGGTCGTCGTGATCCAAACTACGACTTTGGTACCAATCCATGCTCTGAAATTATTCTGCGTTCTCGTGAGTTCTGCAACTTGACTGAAGTTGTTGTTCGTGGTGATGATAACATCGCAACACTCAAGGAGAAAATCCGTGTGGCCACTATTATGGGAGTTTTTCAAAGCACTCTCACTAACTTCAAGTATCTATCTAAGAAGTGGAAAGAAAACTGTGAGGAAGAGCGACTACTCGGAGTCTCGCTCACGGGCATTACAGACAATGAGTATACTAATGGAAAGACGGGCAAACTGGAAGAGACGCTAGTCGAATTGCGACAGGTTGCTGTTGACACTGCTAAAGAATGGGCCGCTAAGATTGGTATTCCAGTCTCCGCCGCTGTCACTTGCGTCAAACCATCTGGTACCGTATCTCAGTTGGTTGATGCCGCTTCTGGTATTCATGCTCGTCATAGCCCATACTATGTCCGCACTGTTCGTGCTGATAAGAAAGATCCTCTCGCTAAGATGATGCTTGATGCAGGTTTCCCTGTTGAAGATGATGTTACAAAGCCTGACCATACCTATGTGTTCTCTTTCCCTATCAAGTCACCAGAAAATGCTATATACCGTAGTGATATGAATGCTATTCAGCAACTTGAATTGTGGCTTGCATATCAGAGACATTGGTGTGAACACAAACCTTCGATTACCGTTTCTGTCTGTGAAGAAGAGTGGCCTGAAGTTGGTGCGTGGGTTTGGAAACACTTTGATGAAATGTCAGGTGTATCATTCTTGCCTTTCTCTGACCATGTGTATGCACAGGCTCCTTATCAAGATTGCACTAAAGAAGAGTATGAAACACTCTTGGCTTCAATGCCAAAGAATGTAGATTGGTCGAAGCTTTCAGAGTATGAAAACCGAGACACAACCGTCGGATCGCAAGAGTTGGCCTGCTCAGCCGCTGGTGGTTGCGAGATACTTTAAGGAAATACAATGTCTAAAGAAATAGAAAAAAAAGAATGTGATTGTTGCGAGTCTCACTACAGACTCGTTTACAATCTCAGTGATACCTCTGGATATCCTAAGTTCTGCCCATTTTGTGGCTCTGAAGCCTATGATGACGACAAGATGGTTAGTGACGAGGACGAAGAATAATAAATAGGTACATGAAAACATTCAAGCAACACACTAAAGAAAAGAAGATGAAAGATGGAGAGGGGTCGGGAGTAATTCCGGCCGCGATCCACTTCAAACACTTTGCAGATATCGATATCAGCACCGGTGTTATACCGGCGGCTATTCACTTCAAGCATGTTCATAAAAAGAAAAGAGAAAAGCTTGATGAAGTAGTAAGTAAAAATGTGTTTGCGGGCATGGTGGCGGCCTCCGCAGAGAAGGTTAAGAATAAGAAACCTAAAGTTGAGAAGAATCCATTTAATAGATGGGTAAACGACACCAGTGATAACGATCATCTCTCTATTTTAGGCCATGGTAAAAAAGATTTTAATGACCCTCGTCGAGATGATAACCCTCGTCATACAGAGATTGCAAATAAACTTCATAGTACCAACAAATTCACAGCTAATCATGAAGATGCCATTAAAGGTTATACCAATGATAGTGAAGGCGGTGAACCTGGAAGTCAAACAATCAACAAGCCTCTCATTAAAGGTAAGTTTAAAAATGAGACTCATCGAAAAAATGTTGAGTCTCATGCTAAACAGATAGACAAGGCTATTGACAAGAACAAGATCCAACATGATGTTCATGTCTATTCTGGAACAAGCTTCAATCCTATGAAGCACATGGATAAAGAAGGTCGTCTACGTTCACCAGCTTATATCTCAGCCACTCACAGCAGGGCTGTAGCTGCTGGATATGCACAAGATGGTGGTAAAGATTATAATATGAGACACATCATCCATATTCATCTAAAGAAGGGTGATCCTGCAACACATGTCTCCAGAATATCTGATTTTAAGGGTGAACATGAAACACTCATAAAGCGCGGTACCACACTACAGCATCACGGCCATGAAGATCATGGTGATAGTGATGGTGAAACTTGGTATCGCATCCATCACATGAGCATTGCTAAAGACTGACCTATATACTCCACAAGGAGTGTATCATGTGGTTATACGAAGGTAAAGAGATTACAGAAGAAGAGATTGGTGATCATATCGGTTTCGTCTATATGATCACCAATACCGCCAACAACAAAAAGTATATTGGTAAGAAACTTTTTAAATCAACCCGCACCAAAATCATCAAAGGCAAGCGTAAGAAGGTCAAGTTGGATTCAGACTGGCAGACTTATTACGGATCAAACGCCGAACTCAAAGAAGATGTGAAGACCCTAGGTGGTCACCTATTCAATCGTGAAATCCTCAAACTATGCAAATCCAAAGGCACGGCTAACTACTGGGAAATGAAGTACCAGATTCAGCATGAAGTCCTTGAGAGACCTGATGACTACTATAACCAGTGGATCATCGTTAAGGTCCACCGGTCTCACATCAAAAACTAATCTCATAAACACTCAATCTGTCATGCATCTGGCGCAGGTCTGCTATGCATGATTTCGCTTGCCTTTATTCCACCTGATGCTATAATATGTGTATAGTTAATGAGGAGAGTGAGTTATGAAGTTAGACAATTATGATTTTGAGCGGACCGCCAAGGCTTTGATAGTCATGAACCCTAGTGACCGGTATGAGACCTGGGAAGATTTGGTGAGTTTCATGACCACCATGGCCTATCAGTATTCTTCCAAGAACAACTCCTTCTCGACCGGTGGGTTCGTTCTGACCGCCTATGATGGTGCTGATGGTGAGCGGAGTGTTCGGGCTAGTGTATCTGCCCATGTTGCTTTCGAATACGTCAAGAAGGTGTCTGACAGCTATGCATCCTTGCTTGGTCAGACCCGCTAAAATGTTCTTGCCTTTTCCGCCAGACCAGATATAATATATGTATAGTTGATGAGGAGATAGTGATGCGAGAAGCTCTTTCAAAATACCTTGAGGCGGTCAAAACCGACTACGCTCTTTCGAAATACCTTGAGGCGATCAAAACCGACTACGCCGAGTTCTACAAATCCAGTCTCGCTTCTGGGCGGGTCTCAAAAGAATATGTTGACCAGCGGATCGCCGAGTTCAATTCTGGCCTGAAAGTTGAATACGGAAGCAAGTTCATTCGGGTCATCACTCAGGACCGTTCGGCACACTCCTTCATCGCACTGCGTGACGAAGGTAAGTTCAAAGCCGGTGACATTCTGAAGTCCGCATCGTGGCGGAGCCCCGCGAAAAACTTCGCTCGTGGTAACATTTTCGCCGGTACCCTTGATCGTGTTCAGTGGACAGGAGTTTGCTAATGTTTGAAGTTTGGTTCATCAATTTCGGATACCTCGCCAATGAGGTGTTCGAGACCCTCGAAGATGCCATCGAATATGGCAAGCAGAAGGGTTTTGAGTTCTCCGTTTTCTGTGACAACGATCTTGTTGGTTCTGCGACTGGTGTCAGTCTTGGTTGGAAAGAGGTCTGAGATGTATTATTTCGGTGTGAAGTTTAAAGATGGTCGTCGGATTTACCAAGAAAATCTGTCGAAGCGTCAAGCCGTCATTCGATACAACAGGTATCTGAAAGAGATGGCCGTTCTAGAAGTTCAGTTGGTTGAGTGGGGGTTGCTATGAAGTTTGCATTTGAAGAATTGGTCTTTAAGCCGTATGAAAGTTATGAAGAGATTCCGCTCGAAATCAAAGAGTATGTCTTGACTGTAGCTGGCTTCAAAGAACAGCCGATTGAGATTTTGCCCTTGTGGGAGATCAACGACTACTTTGTTGGAATGTATGAACATGAAAAGCGGAAGATCGCTGAAGAATGGGAAGATGGGTGGGTATTATGAGTAAACTGTCAAATAAATATGTTTCTAATCCTAATAAGTCCTATATTGCGAAGCCACGGCTGAACAACTATCTAGATTCGAAAACGTTTGATACTATCAAAGAAGCTAAAAAGTATCTAGACGAAAAGACTGGTTACACTTCTAGCGCGGCCGATTGGTTCCTGATCGAAAAGATCATTGAGGTTGATCGTTGTCAGTCGTAATCATTAGGGTTTTACTGGGCTTCTGTGTGGCTCTGACCGCGGTTGTAATCGCGGTCTTTTCTTGCACAATTATCTATCTCTTGGGTATTGACAACGTAATGGTCGGTGTGCTATTATTACTAATACTCGGAGTTTGCTATATGATCGGTGATGAACAACTAAGTAGAGGGAAATGAAAATGCCTAATTGGTGTCAGAATAACGTTACGATATCTCATGAAGATCCTGAGATGATGTTGAAGTTTGCAGCCGCTATCAAAGAAAACAAGCTGTTTGAGACTTTCGTTC